TTAGTTTCTATTTTGAATATGTCTGCATTGGTATACATGCCCCCAAATTAAGTATTTTTCTATAAAGGAGCAAATTATCTTTCTCTTTTTTATGGGAGTCTGTTTAATTTTTATCCGGAAAGTATTTTTTCGGGGAGTTTTAAAGTTTTACAGAGAATGAAGCGTCGTCAGAGTTTGGCGCATTCATTCTCTGTAAAGGGGATATATGTCCTATCTGACAGGATGATTTTCTGCAAAGACGGCCATGCGTTCGTCCAATTGGGCGTATTGATGGTCTTGGATGAATGAGGTGCAAGCCCGCAATCCTTCCTGGTGGCTTCCGGTAGTTACCAGTGAGATAGCGCTTACTCCATAGTACATCAGCTCTTTGGCAAGTTCACCGCTACTCATACCCGGATAACCGATGGTAAAGTAAAATCCGTCGGCTACAGGCTCTCCGAGGTCGTTGTCGTATACCAGATGGAAACCATGGCGCAGGAAAATCTCTTTCAGTCGCCGTGCACGTTCGCCATATACTTTTACTTCATCCAGGAAGTTGTATTTGTCTTCATTGGCGGCTTTCAGCATGGCTGCAAGTGCGTATTGCGCCGAGTGGCTGGTTCCGGAAGAAAGGGCGTACAGGACACGATGGATAAATACTGTGCCGAATGTACCGCCGCCGTAACGTTGTGTCAGTCCCGGATATGCCCGATGATAAAGTTTGTCCGAGATGCAGCTTACCCCGATGCGTTGTCCTGCATAGCTGAATGCTTTGGAACCGGATATAAGCAGTATGTAATGGTCGGTGTAATGGGCTACGGATGGTTGGTAGGGCGCATGGAACGGTTTGCTTAAGTCCTGACGGAAGTCCATGGCGAAATAGGCAAGGTCTTCCAGTACGATTACATCATACCGGGTGGCAAGTTCGCCGATGATACGCAGTTCCTCTTCTTTCAGGCATATCCAGCTGGGATTGTTCGGATTAGAGTAGACAATGGCGGATATATTGCCTTTTTTGAGATAGCTTTCCAGCTTTTCTTTCAGTTTGCAGCCACGATAGTCATACACATCGAAAGTTTCATATTTTTGTCCCATTACAACCAATTGTTGCTTTTGTACGGGAAAACCAGGGTCGATAAACAGGATTGTGTCTTTTTTCTCGTCACATTGGCTGCATGTAAGGAAAGAGGCAAAAGTTCCTTGCATGGAACCTGTAACGGGTACGCATCCTTCCGGCGCTACGTCTACATTGACGAATGCCTTGATAAAGCGGGATGCTTCTTCTTTCAATGCAGGCAAGCCGTTAATATCCGGATACAGGCTTGCTATTCCTTTTTGTAGCGATTCAATTTCTGCCTTTACACCTACGGAGGAGGGTGGTAGTCCGGGAACTCCCATTTCCATTTTTATAAATTCCACACCGGAGTCCGCTTCTGCTTTTGCTGCAATAGCTTTTACTTCGCGGATAGTGGCTTTTGCAAAATCAGTAATATGAAAATTTTCGATGGTTTTATCGATTAGTTCACGTGCAATAGGGGTATTTTCCATAGTTTCTATTTTTTTTGTCTATGCAAAGATAACATAAATCTCTTATAATCAATAGATGTTGAAAAAAAAGATATTTTTTTTCTTTCAAANCTTTGCAACCGCAATCGAGAGAGATGCAGTATAAGAAAAATG